CTCACTTTAAAGATAAAACGTATCGCTGCTCTCTTTGGGCAGCTCGGTACAGACTTCTTACTTGAGAAATTGGCATTTTCACCTCTTTCCCAGCTACCGGCAGTACAGAAGTACTCCTGGAAAGTCTGCGAGACAGATCGGCCACAACTGATTTAAGGTTGTGAGAACGGATGTTAGCATTTACATGCTCAACTACCGTCTTGGGGTTATTACTCCCAAAACCAAATTGTACAACAATCTTTTGTGATTGTCTGTACTCTGACTCTGTTGGTGCACTGTTCCAAATCGAATGAGTTTCGCGTACTTGATCGTACGAGAAAGGCTCCTCCTTTTGGTCCAAGTAATCTAACAAGTCGTCTGTGCCTAACATATCAAGCTTAGTCCAATCAGCTACATGTTGTAACTGTGGATTTAAACTGATATTTGCAGCGAAAAGAACTTCTTCTCGCATTTTGCTAGGTACAAGTTTGAGACCTGGAAAACCATATTGACGCAACATACCCAATGGGTCTGCTGACATGTTTAAGGGTGCCGCTTTGTAAGCGGGCCAGAATCCATGTTTGTCAATTATGCGACCAGCGAACTCAGCCTTATCACTATTAAATAGTGATTTGGTGACTGAGATCGAAACACCAAGTGATTCCATTGCAATCCGATAACGGCTTGCAAGGGTAGGGCAGGATATGACAATGTCATCTCCTAATACCCGGAAGTTTGAAGCGTTTCCGCCCAAACTCCTCACCATGTGGATATGGCTAACCGTAAAAGCTGCGAAGCTTGGCGCCGTACCCATCGGTTGACCGGTGTTGTAAACAACATCGCCAACTGGTGTTTCCCATTCAGCCCTACAAACAGATGCCCAGAAACGGATATCTTCTTGTAGTGAGGGGAATAAACCCTCTAACAGCTCTCGCTGTGGCGTAAATGGAAAGTGATCCGTTGCACTAGATAAATCTAGTGAGAACAATCGCTTGCCCTCAATCAACTGAGTTTGCACCCAGGTGACCGCACTTCCTGGATCATATACAACTGATTCAGGTAGGACCCTTAAATAGTTGGAACAGGCTTCTTGAAGACGGCTCAACGCCATCTGAACAAGTCTGAGTGGGTTAGCAATAAATCGCTTCTTAAGACCACGGTCTGTGGTTAATGCAGCGATCTTGCCAACAACATTAGGTTGCCCAGGGCCTATTAAGCCCTCGGAATAAATAATGTCCTCCAAGTCACCCTGTACTAGATTCTGAAGAAATTCTTCATGTTCAAAACACAGGTTTGGAGCATTCCTAACTAAAAGAGATACATGCTCATAAGGAAGAGTGTCAGCCTCACACTTGCGTGTGAGCGGTACAATCTTCTGCGTG